GAACCAAACGATGAGTTGACAAGAAACGAGATCAAACAAGCAATCGAATCATTCATGTTAGAACTTGTTGGTCAGAGAGCATTGTATGATTTCCTAGTAGTTTGCGATGACACGAATAACACACCTACAAGGATCGATAGAAATGAACTTTATGTGGATATCGCAATCGAACCGGTGAAATCAGTTGAGTTCATCTACATACCGTTGAGAATCAAAAACACAGGAGAAATTGCAAAATTGGGGAACTAATTTTGAATAAATAGGAGAAACAGATGGCAATATCAACTTTATCAAAATTTACAGTACCACTAGCAAACGACCAAAGTAGTGCATCACAAGGCTTATTGATGCCTAAACTACAATATCGTTTTAGAGCGATCCTGGAGAATTTTGGAGTATCAACACCAAGATCAGAACTAACAAAACAAGTTATGGACATCACAAGACCTAACTTGACTTTTGACAACGTTACACTAGACGTGTACAACTCAAGAGTATATGTAGCAGGTAAACACACCTGGGAACCAATTACTATTACTTTGAGAGATGATGTCAACAACTCAGTCACTAAATTAGTTGGTGAGCAGATTCAGAAACAATTTGACTTCTTCGAACAGTCAAGTGCGGCATCGGGTATTGATTACAAATTTGTCGCAAGAATCGAGATGTTAGACGGTGGTAACGGAGCAAGTACACCAAATGTGTTAGAAACATTTGAATTATACGGTGCATACGTTGAGAACGTGAACTACAACTCATTGGCATACAATACATCAGAACCGGCAACTATCACGTTGTCAGTAAGGTACGACAACGCAATCCAAACACCAACAGGTACTGGAATTGGTACAGCAGTAGCAAGAACAGTTGGTACTTTAAGTACAGGTGGTGGTGCGTAATTTTCGTTAACAATTATAACAGAAAGAGCGTCTTTATAGGCGCTTTTTTTGTGGCTATAAATAACACGTATGCCAAAAATAAATGATTTCCTAAAAGGGTTCCAAGACGGCCTTCCGGGCATGAAAGACTATCGTCATGCTTCTAGACTTTACATAGACGACAACTACAAGTTGATGCCAAAGCAGAAATTTCTGTTCCACGTGGTATTCAATACCGATGAAACATTGTTTTTTGATGGATTTAGTGCCAATGAAAGATATCAACTTAACATGTTAGTCAAATCAGCAGAACTACCAAGGTATGGAACCAACCTCGAGGAAAAGATACAATACAATAAAAAAATGTATACGGCAACTAGAATTCAGTATGAACCTGTGAACATCACCTTTCATGACGACCATGCCGACACAGTAAATGCCTTTTGGAAAAAATATTATGAATATAATTTTGCCGACTCGGTTTCTTTTAATTCAGATCAACAAATCTCAGAGACCAAGGATGATTATTATAATACCGGAAATAGAGCTATAAACAAATTCGGAATGGACACACCCAAGAAAAGACAAAAACCGTACCTAAAAGGTGTGGAAATATTTGTGTTACACAAACAGAGATTCACATCAATGACTTTGGTTAATCCAGTGATCGGTTCGTTCGCACATGATACTGTAGACGCGACGGACGGTACCGGCGTCATGTCCAATGCCATGCAACTTTTTTACGAAACAGTGGTGTACAAATCGGGGATCATTAATGTCAACAATGTCCCCGGTTTTGCCACAATAAATTATGACAAAGAACCTTCACCTTTGACTGTGTTAGGTGGTGGAACGAATTCAATATTTGGTCCAGGCGGAGTGATAGATGGCGTGGGATCCGTCATAAGGAATGTGCAGTCAGGAAATATTTTAGGTGCTATTTTGTCGGCATCAAACACATACAACAATGCCAAAAAAATTAAAAAATCAGATGTTAAAGAAGAATTGAAAGGCATAGCCAAAAAAGGTGTTTTAGAAGTTGGTAAACAAGTTGGCACTACAAGTCCAGTTGGCCAATTTGCCATAGGAGCCGCAATTGCAACAGGACTGACTTTAGGAAACAAAAAAGGAACCAACGACAATACAAACAAAAGCAATTTGCGAGTGTTGTCTAATCCGGGATTGAATACACAATTATATCTAACAGCGGACGAAAGTTATAAATTAATAACCAACGATAGTGTGCTCAAAGATGAGATTGCATCAGGGATCTATTACAAAGATATCGGTTCGAGAAAAAATTTGAGTGTGGCAGAATCAGATGTGGAATACGAAAATGCAACAGCGACGACTAAAACAGTGTACAGAAACAAAGCAATTACCGACATTCGAAAATTAGTCACAGAAGGATATATTAGAATAGAACGTTCTTCACAAAACGTAAGCATAGTCACAGAAAGGAAAAGTTTATAATGGCCGAATTTTACACAAATCTACCACCTAAAGACAAAGACGAATTACAAAAAACAATTGACAAATTGACAACAACGAATTACGAACAACAATATCAATTTAATGCAGGCGAATATGATGCCGTGATTGCTTTCTTCGTAAAAAGAGGATTCAAAAGAGAAGCGGCTGAATCCACAGCATACGTGATAATGGCACAGGCTAAGATCGACAATGTGAAGCCGCAAGAGTTAATAGACAAACTGACTTATACCTCTCCGGCACAACTGTCAGAAATAATAACAATCATACTTAATGCTAACAGATACAAGTCTAGTAGATTGGGTGTGAGACAAGCACTCGCTACCAAAGACACAGTATCTAGAAATATTCTAGACTAATGTTACCAAGATTCGCCAGAGGAAAATTTTATCCAAAGAACCAAGAAAAATATGTGGGATTGAAAACACCAACATACAGGTCAAGTTGGGAACAAGCATTTATGAGGTTGTGTGATGAACATCCAAACGTGGCCAAATGGGCCAGCGAATCAATTAAAATTCCTTATCGGCATCCTCTGACAGGCAAGCACACAGTATATGTGCCGGATTTTTTTATTGTGTATGTTGACAAGAACGGTACTAAACATGCCGAACTGATTGAGGTCAAACCTAAGGCACAAACTAATCTTCAAGATGCCGGTAAGAGCCAAGGCAAAAAAAAACAGGTAGTAATTAATATGGCAAAGTGGGAGGCCGCTAACGCATACGCCAGACAGAACAGGATAAAATTTAGAGTGATATCAGAAGAACAACTGTTTCATCAAGGTACACGTAAGTAAATAAAACAAATGACAAAAAAACTAGAGGAAATTTTAAATTTACCAAATGTAAAAGAAGCGTTCGCACAGGTGGATGCCAAGGATAAAGATAAGGAAGACAAGTCAAACGGCAAAAGCAAAAATCTAGATCCTCAAACACAGAAAAATCTAGAAAAAAGTTATGCTGAATTTGACAAGATAGCGGCCGCATTACCACAAGTAAAAGGTCTGGGAGAACTGTCTGATCTGGAACTAGACAAATTGGCAGTAGAAGCAGAAGAAAGTTACAAAAATTTAATGGATCTAGGCATGAATGTTGACTCACGGTATTCGGGACGTATATTTGAGGTTGCCAGTACCATGCTTAGAAACGCCATCGACGCCAAGTCTAACAAGATAGACAAGAAGTTAAAAATGGTAGAATTACAACTGAAAAAACAGAAGATTGATCAAGGCAACAAGGACGATACGGGCGTAGAAGAACAAAACGGGTTTGTTATATCAGACCGTAATGAATTGATGAAGAAACTACTTAAAAAAGACTAAATATAAGAAATGAGCACGTTTACACAATATCTTACAGAAGCACAGAAGTCATATGACTATAAAATTAAGGTTGCAGGAGCATCTAAAGACATAGATAAAAATGCTATGGAAACTGCCTTACAAAAATTTGATTTGGCTAAGATGTCGGCAGGAAAAAGCACACCAATTCAAAGTTTGCCTCTAGACTTCCCTTCATTAAAAAACGAGCAAGTAACAATATTTGATGTTACTACAAACTACCCTGAGTCACCAAGAGTAATGCAAGAGTATCTTTCAGACATTTTAAGGATACCTGCTACGCACATAGTTGTTAGAAAACCAGGTGAACCAACTGAACAGTATCAAGATGAAATGGAAGCAACTAAAAAATCAGAATACAAAACAAAACTACAGGATTTAGAGTATTCAGATCATGCTAAGATCAACTCAGAAGATTTCCATTCGACAAAAGCAAACATGAGCCTATTGAAAGAATTACTTAAAGATAGAGAAGACAACAAAGATCATCCAAAAGAAAAAGAAAACATCCAAAGCAAAGAAGACCAAGACGCTCCAAGTCCTTTAACCAAAGCAACAAATCCACACCCAGACCCAAAAAGGAAGTAAATCATGGAAATGATTGATGTATTAAAGAAATTGAATGAAATTTCTGAAAGAGAATTAACAAAAGGCGAAGAAAAATCAAAAGAAAAATTTGTAACAGGCATGAAGAAAAACAAAGCAGGATTTGAGAAACGATACGGAGATGATGCCGAGGCAGTAATGTATGCAACTGCAACCAAGATGGCAAAAAACGAAGAGGAAACTAACGAAGGCGGAATGAAAGATGTACACATCGGTGCTCAAGAAGCCGTTGCAGAATATTTAGACGATGACGGCAATTTACGAATGCCAAAAAAAGATGTTGTGCAAGATTTAGTAAAAAGGTCAAAAGTTGCACAATTCCCCAACTCATATGAGCTAGAAACAGCGGCCAAAATGGTTGCCGATGATTTTGACGACGGCGGTTCTAGAAAACACGAAATAGATGAACCTTATGACATAGAATCAAAAGAACTAAATACAAACACTATGGAATCTACAGATAAAAAAGACGTTAAAGAAGCAATACAAATTTCAACCGATAGTCCAGAAGAAGCATCAATGATGATGCAGATATTGAAACTGGCAGGTGTACAACAGGTTGATCCAAAAATGATTGGTGCAGAACCAGAAGCAGAACCACAAGCAGAGCCAGAAATGGATCAAGACGATGCGGCGGGTTCGATGGACATGGCCAGAATGAGAGACATTATTAAAAATCCAGAAGACGAGCAAAAAGAAGAAACATTCGCAAACGAACCTGAAGAGAAAGTACAAGACATAGACAGTCTAGTGAACAAACACTCAGGTGGATTGAACAGACAAAAGAAAACTTATCCAAGAGTTTCTCCTGCTGACAACCCAATGACTGCAGAAGACAAGATTACCGAAGAAGAGTTAGCAAACAGTTTAAGATCACAGTACGAAAGTTTCAAAGAAGCATATCAGACAGAAGCCAAAAAAGCAAAACCTGACTTCTTGGACATGGACAAAGATGGCGATAAGAAAGAACCAATGAAAAAAGCCATCAAAGACAAAGAAGCAAAGTAATACTTTTTTATTCAACTACACAGCGTTAAATACTACACTATGGCGTATGTATCATTAGATAGCGACCAAATTAAGAAGGCGCACAAGAAACACAAATACACCAAAGAGCAGGTCGAAAAACTCGAGAAGTGTATGGACGAGAAGACTGGTCCTTTATATTTCATGAAGCAATTCATGAAGATTCAGCATCCGGTAAAAGGTTCGGTGAAGTTTGATCCTTACCCGTTCCAAGAGAGGCTAATAGAAAGTTACAATAGTCATAGGTTTTCAATTGCCATGCTACCCAGACAGACAGGCAAGACCACGTGTGCATCAGGTTTCCTAATTTGGTATGCCATGTTCAGACCAGATTCACAGATACTAATCGCCGCACACAAATACGCAGGAGCGTCAGACATCATGTCCAGGGTTCGTTATGCCTATGAGATGTTGCCAAGTTGGATCAAGGCAGGTGTAACACAATACAACAGGAACTCAATAGAATTTGACAACGGTTCAAAGATAATGGCAACCACAACAACTGAGAACACAGGACGGGGTATGTCACTTACTTTAATCTACTGTGATGAGTTTGCGTTCGTGCAACCACCTGAAAAAGCAAAGGAATTTTGGACTTCACTATCCCCAACACTTTCAACTGGAGGTAAGTGTATGATTACGTCTACACCAAATAGTGACGAAGACCAATTTGCATTGATCTGGAAAGAAGCAAACAAAAGATTTGACGAGTACGGCAATGACAAAGTTATAGGAACGAACGGTTTCTATGCTATGAAGGCTCATTGGTCAGAACATCCAGACAGGGACGAAGCATGGGCAGATGCAGAAAAGGCCAGGATTGGCGACGAAAGATTCAGAAGGGAACACGAATGCGAATTCTTGATATTTGATGAAACACTGATTGACAGTATACATCTAGCAGGCATGGAGGCCGCGGCTCCTGTGGAAACAACAGGACAAGTACGTTGGTTCAAACGTCCAACCCCCGGACACACGTATCTTGTTAGCCTAGATCCTTCTATGGGTACCGGTGGGGACTATGCCGCAATACAGATTTTTGAATTACCAACATTCGAACAAGTAGGAGAATGGCATCATAACCAAACACCAATGAACCAACAGGTGAGAATATTGCAAGGAATAAACAAACATATACATGACACAATTTTAGAAAAAGATGCAACAGCGACACCACAAATATTTTATTCAATGGAGAACAACTCAATAGGCGAGGCCGCACTCATGCGTGTGATGGACATTGGAGAAGAAAACATTACTGGTATGTTTCTAAGTGAGCCTATAAGAAAAGGACACAGACGTAAGTTCAGAAGAGGATTTAACACCACAGCAAAACACAAAATAGATGCTTGTACAAAATTTAAAGAATTAGTAGAGAGCGGAAAAATGAAGATTAATTCACAACTGCTGATATCCGAACTCAAGGATTTTGTTGCAACAGGTTTGAGTTACAAAGCCAAACCAGGACAACATGATGACCTAGTAATGAGTAGTCTGTTAATAACACGTATGATGAAAGTCCTAGCAGATTTTGATCCCAAAATATTTGAAAAATGGAC